TGGCTAGCTATCAATGCTCGAGGGCTAAGTCATTTAAGAGATGCACCAGCTGGCGCCACCTCCCAGCCTGTAAAACCTGTCAGATCTTTTTAATTAACTGCAGAAACTCGCAAATATTCATGATTATTCTGCCCTACGACTATTTAAGTATTAGCTTGTCGTTAAATTCGCATTGATATTGCTCGAAAATCCCCAGCTGGTACGAAAATCAGTACTAAAACCCATAAAATATGACCTTTTTTATCCGATACTTTTATCCAATGGCAATTTTGAGGCCGGCGAGCGCCATGGCCCCCCCTACCGGTATCGTATACCAATACAACCACAGAAGTGAATTTTCAAACTGTAAAGTTAAACCCTAATGTCAGCACTCTATTTGTGATCACAGATCCCCCTATAGGGATTGAGTAATATTATTTCGTAAAGTAGGGTTGACTAGCAACATTTGTTAATGTAGTTACTAAGGTAACTTCAATAATACTGTTTTTGCAATGAGAGATCACACAATTCCCAAGTTTAGAACTCCTATAAAGCTGGATCTAGAGATGGATCTAGCCAGTTCTCTGGAGTTTAGCGAGAAATCGGGGTTATCCGTAGTATCTTATCTACTTAATCCTTCGTTAGACGATACTGAGGCTCTTGATGAGGTCAATACACCTTTTAAGGACTTGATAGATGAGTGCCTAGAGGTTGGTAAGTTTACTAAGGACTACCAAAGCCTGTATTGCATTGCTCATGAGCTAAACCGGTTTTCGGAACAGTTTAGGGAAGTGGCTGCTAACATGGAAGATTCAGTTTTAATCTTGGATTTATTCGACATAGATCCAGAGAAAGATCTAGAATGAATGTAGTAGCAGAGTTAATGGATCTCTCTAGTCTTACGGCTTTAGAAGTTGGTAGAGTAGGTGAAAACCTAGCGGCTTATTATCTAGAGGTTAACGGGATTAATTGTTCTATAGTAGATCGTCGGGGTGCGGATATATGGTGCCGGCATCCTAGTGGTAAGATGTTTGATATGGAAGTTAAGTCTACTAGGAAGCTGCATTACGCAGAAAGCTTAAAAGCTTCACGATATTCCTTTGTTATCAATAAAAAAGAGGCAAACCAGTTTATGCTGACTTGCCTCGAGACTAATAAGTTCCGTATCCTAAGCAGGGACACGGTAATTGGAAGGTTAAGCGGTCATAACCTTCATATGAAACCTAAAGAGTTTACAGAAGAGAATATGGTAGCTGATATTCATAGCATATTAGAGGAATACGCATAACGGGTATTTAATCTTCATATAACTAAACTTTAGTTAGAGGTGTTATAATGTACTAGTACCCTAATTTAAGGAATGGTTATGTTTAGAAAACTAATAAATAAACTACAGCAACATCAGATGAGAAGAGTAGCCTACTGGCAGTTAAACAATATGTCTAATAGGCAATTAAAGGATATTGGACTATCTAGATGCGATATATATAGGGCGGCGTATGATATTTAATACCCCTACTTCTATATGGATCCCTCCGAATGACAAGTTCGATTATATCACGAATTAAGCACTTTGTAAATCCTTAATGTTGACTTTGTTAATGTAAAGTGCGATAATGTAGACATCCCCAGTAAATGATAAACTTAGTTTATATAAGAGCAGCCATCGAGGCTAACACCGGTATTCGGTTATCCCTTCCTAAAGTGAGGCAATACTTGCTTGAGGAAGGGCTTATTACGAAACGCCAAGCCGAAGATGATGCTCGTATTTTTACGGGGTACGGAGATTTGTATTGGGATGATACGACATTTTTAACAGATGTCGAGCCAATCCTAGATGTTACGTCTGGTCTACCAGATCATTTTATACCCGGGTCTTAGGAGAGTATTATGGGAAAGAAATCTAAGGGAAGCGCTAACTGTGGAGCATCTATGAGCCCCACACAAAAAACGACCCCCAAGCTGGCCAGCGGCGGCTATATGGGTAAGAAGAAGTACTAATGTGGTTTGGTGTACTTTTAGTATGCATAATGCCCACAGATGTCACCACTTGTGAAGTCAAATTAAATGCTCAAGAGAAGTATTTGACTTTAGAAGAATGCCAACAAAATATGATTGGCACAGCAAAGTACGCAGCATCAGCCCTAGGTTTAACGGCAAGGCCATACTGCTTTAAAATACAACAGTCTATTTAGTATTCCAAGGGGGGAAGCTAATGTTAGCGGAACTAGCCGCTTTCAACGCTGGCTATGCCATCGTTTCAAAGGCAATTTCTAACGGCCGTGAAATAGGTGGTGTTCTTGGAAGCCTAGCTAATATGGTCGGTGCTGAAGAAAGCCTACGGGCTAGGGGTTCTAGAAAGCAAAGCTCAGTATGGTCTAAGGCTTTTGGTAAATCTGGGGATGACTTTGCTGAATTCCAAAGTCTTTCAGCCATAAAAGAAAAGCGTACTGAACTCGAGTCAATTTGCAGACTATACGCAAAACCGGGAACATGGGATGAATTTTTATCTTATGAAGCCAAGATGAGAGTTAAGCGTAAGGAAGAGGCAGAGGAACGAGAGCGAGCTACAGCCCAGATTATAAATTACTGCACATGGGGTGCAGCTATATTGATAAGTCTGTTAGGTTTCTACTCCCTCTACACTTTTACTGAATTCCTACAAAGTCTAAAATGAACGGTGTTATAAACACCCACCTTGCCCCAGCGTTTGCTGCAATGCAGCCCTCTGGCATACCCGTGGCAACCGCCGATCCCACTAAGGTGGATCAGGACATGTCCCTAGCAAGAATGCGTAAGAGTTATGATGAGGCTCAAAGACAAATACAGGAAGCGTCTTACGGAAGAATGGGACAACGCCTTGCCAGTTTTCGTGAAGGTACGGTGGTGGATGTATTGGCTTGAAAAGAAAAAACAGAGTTACATTGCATACGGCTCAGATGGCTACATCCTAATAATTACAACTTCTAAGTCTGCCCTCAATCAAATTATCAATGAATACAAGGAACGTCTAAATGTCTCTTTATCGAAACATTAACAAACGTAAAAAAGAAGGCACCAGCCGTTCTAAGAAAAACAGCACTATAACTGATAAAAGTTATAATAATATGAAAGCCGGCTTCCCTAAAAAGAAAGCCAAGAAAGCATGACTGATGATCGCTTATCTCGAGTAGAGGACAAGATTGATAAATTGTCTGAGGCGATAGTGGAAATGGCTCGCATGGAAGAGCGCGTAATATCCGCATTTAAGAGAATGGATACCATTGTTGAGTACCAGACAAAAATGGATACCCGTCTGGATGATATGGAAAAACAATCTTTAGTACGGGGCCAAAAGATAGCCTTTGCTGAACGATTTTTCTGGATGGTTGCAACAGGAGCCGTGGGCCTAGCCTTCGTATTTTTAAGATGAATGATAAAAAACCCCTAACAACGCGCCAAGAGCAGCTTATAAACTCTTTAATGAACGAGGCGGAAGGTGATATCCGTACTGCAATGACTATTGCTGGATACTCCGAAAATACCAGTATTAAGGAAGCTGTAGCGCCTATTAAAGAGCATATTATAGATGCTGCTCAAATGATGGTTGCCATGAACGCTCCAAAGGCTGCTACAGGGCTTGTGAGCATCATTTCTGATCCCAACATCCTAGGCGCCCGTAACCTAGTGTCCGCTGCTAAAGAGATCTTAGACAGGGCCGGTGTGGTTAAAACCGAGCAAGTCGAAGTTAAAGGTCCAGAAGGCGGCATATTTATACTTCCCCCTAAACAAGAGACTTAATGACCGACGATACAGACTTTCCAGAGAAGCGAAGGGCTAATAGGACTGCTAGAATAGCATATGGCTATTTAGCGGCACCAGATGATCCCTGCATTCTAATACCGGATCCAGAAATGACGCCTATTATACGACAGGCGCTAGACCATATCGACAATGGGGGATCTTTAAGAGAAACGGCGGCATGGCTTACTAGTCAAACAGGTAAATCTATATCCCATCAGGGCATTAATGAGATTTGGAAGGCCCGTCGAGGCGTGGACCCTAAAAATGCTAGGGAAAAGCGCCAGAAACGTGAGAGAAGAGCTAGGGCTCCTAAAACCGGCCCAGAGAAAACAAAAGCTAAAATAGCGCGTAAGGCTTCAGATGCTAAACGTATGCTAACTGTGCAGAAAAAAAAACTGGATGCATGGGAAGATCGTTCCAAACCAAAAGATATGCCTAAGCCTATAACAGGACTATCAGATACACTTGATTTTGAGGCAGCACCACAAGAACAACCTATACTATTTAGCCCTAATAAGGGGCCGCAAACAGAGTTTCTAGCAGCGAGTGAAAGAGAAGTATTATTTGGTGGCGCAGCCGGTGGGGGGAAAACTTATAGTTTGATTACCGACCCTATGCGATACTTCGATAACCCTAACTTTGTAGGTATTATTCTACGCCGCACTAATGACGAACTGCGTGAAATTATATTCAAGACTCAAGAGTTATACCCCAAGGCCTTCCGTGGTGCCAAATGGCAGGAGAAAAAGAGCCAGTGGGTATTTCCAAGCGGAGCGCGTTTGTGGCTTACCTTTTTGGAGCGTGATGAGGATTGCTTAAGATATCAGGGTCAGGCTTTTTCTTACATAGCCTTTGATGAACTGACACAGCATCCTACTCCCTTCGCTTGGAATTATATGCGCTCAAGGCTGCGTACAACAGATCCTACGCTGCCAATCTTCATGAGAGCAACATCCAACCCGGGTGGACCGGGACATGGATGGGTTCGAGAGACTTTTGTAAATCCTGCTCCTGAGAATACTCCCTTTATTGCGCGTGATACAGAAACCGGCGAAGAAATGCGGTATCCGCAAGATCATCCGGAAAAAGCTGGCGAACCATTATTCACACGTAGGTTTATCCCAGCGCGATTATACGACAATCCTTATCTGGCTAAAGATGGGGCATATGAGGCAAACCTGTTATCTTTGCCGGAAATGCACCGGCGCCAATTACTAGACGGGGATTGGTCAGTTGCTTCTGGAGCAGCTTTTCCAGAGTTTCGCAATAAAACGCATGTTATTGAGCCTTTTGAGCTACCCGAAAACTGGCGGCGATTTAGATCATGCGATTACGGATACAGTTCATACAGTGCGGTTCACTGGTTTGCGATAGATCCGGCATTTGAAACACTATACGTGTACCGTGAGTTGTATGTATCCAAGCATACCGGAAGAGATTTAGCTAAGGCCGTTAAAGAGGCTGAGCAAGGCGATAAGATATCCTACGGAGTGCTAGATAGCTCATGCTGGCACCAACGGGGTCAATTAGGCCCATCTATTGCGGAAGAGATGATAGCTGGGGGTACACGCTGGAGACCATCTGATAGAAGCGCTGGGGCTCGAGTAGCTGGCCGAAACAGGATGCATGAGCTTTTAAAAGTTGATGAAGACTTAGAAATTCCGGGCATTATGTTCTTTAACACTTGTCGGCAAATAATATCAGACTTGCCAATTATCCCCACGGACCCAAAGGGCGGTGACGATATAGATGCAAGATACCGAAGTGATCACGCTTATGACTCGGTACGCTACGGCGCCATGTCGAGACCTAGAGGACTTAGCCCATTCGATACAGGGCAAGGCATCCCTCAACCCACATATCAACCAGCTGACAGTATATTTGGATATTAAATTATGGCTTTAATGGAACCCCCAAAAGACACTTCTGATGAAAATGTTACAGATAGCGATAAAGTAATTTCGCTAGAAGAGGATGGCAATGTTGTTGATGAGAACCTTCAGTATCATGGGATGGTTGGGTTTATTGAATCGGCCTACAAAAAATCGAAAGATTCCAGATTACATGATGAAACACGATGGTTAGATGGATACCGCAATTATCGAGGCATATACGGCACAGATGTGCAATTCACGGACACGGAAAAGTCTCGGGCTTTTATAAAAATAACCAAGACCAAAGTACTGGCAGCATACTCTCAGATCATAGACGTATTGTTTGCAGGACAGAGGTTCCCGATAGGGATCCAATCCCGAAAATTTCCAAATAACGTAGCTGGAGAAGTAAGTTACGATCCTAACGCCCTAAGTACAGAAAAGGTTAAGGAAAAAGTAAAGGTAGATTACGATGTACCTCGCACCATAAAGCGTCCCGATATAGCTAAAGATCTTGGCCTATATAAAGAACGTCTTCAACCCATAGAAGATGAGCTAGAGCTAGGGGCTGGATCAAACCCCGGATCTATTACGTTTGAACCAGCTAAAAAAGCTGCTCAAATGATGGAAAAAAAGATGCACGACCAGCTGGAAGAAAGCTCAGCCAGCAAGCATTTAAGATCTGTAGCATTTGAGATGTCTCTTTTTGGAACTGGTGTTCTAAAGGGTCCATTTGCTTTTGATAAAGAATATCCACGATGGACTGAAGAAGGTAAATACGATCCCCTATTTGAAACAATACCTCGCGTAGAATACGTTAGCCTATGGGATTTTTACCCAGATCCTGATGCACGGAATATGGAAGAATGCGAATTTACAATTCAACGCCACCGCCTAAGTAAATCACAGCTACGGCAACTAAAGAAGCGGCCGCATTTTCGTGATGAAAGCCTAGAACTAGCTGTAGATCTGGGCGCTACTTATACCAAGGAATATTGGGAAGACACACTCGAGGATTCTGATACCGGATACAACACCGACAGGTACGAAGTCCTAGAATATTGGGGCGTTATCGACAAGGAAATGGCAGATGAAGCCGAGCTTGATATTCCTAAAGAATACAAAGATCGAGATGAGGTCCAGATTAACGCATGGGTTTGTAACGGTCAGATCTTACGCTTAGTCATTAATCCGTTCACACCTACTCGTATCCCTTACTCAGCTGTACCCTACGAAGCCAACCCATATAGCTTCTTTGGCATAGGCGTAGCTGAAAATATGAGCGACACACAACTGCTCATGAACGGCTTCTACAGGCTCTCGGTGGACAATGCTGCACTGTCTGGAAACCTGTTAATTGAGATTGATGAAACCAACTTAGTTCCGGGTCAGGATATGAATATTTATCCGGGCAAAGTCTTTCGCAGACAAGCCGGAGCTCCGGGTCAAGCCATCTTTTCAACCTCATTTAAGAACGTCAGCCAAGAGCTTATGATGATGTTNGATAAAGCTAGGCAATTGGCTGATGAGGCTACTGGCATCCCATCCTATTCCCACGGCTCTACGGGTATTATGAGTACCGGACGCACAGCTTCGGGCATGAGCATGATGCTATCGGCATCTCAACAGGCAATTAAAACAGTCGTTAGAAATATCGATGATTATCTACTGGCACCTATAGGCCGCAGTCTATTCAGCTTTAACATGCAATTTAACTTTGATCCTATGTTCATAGGTGATCTTGAGGTTTTACCCAAAGGCACGGAAAGCCTGATGCGGAATGAGGTGCGTAGCCAGCGCCTATTGCAATTTATGCAGATGACACAATCACCACAAATGATGCCGTTTATAAAATATGATTACATATTGCGTGAATTAGCCGCCAGCATGGATCTAGACGAAGATGGCATACTCAATGATCCTAGAGAAGCTATGATACAGGCCAAAATGATGGCTGAGATCCAATCTATGATGCCTCAACCTGATCCGGCAGCTGCACCGCCAGAAGGTGGTCCGCCACCCCCCACTGATCCCACAGGAACCGGTGGTGGTACTATAGCACCCGGAAATGCACCGGAACCTAATGCCGCAGGATTTACTGGATCCGGTGGTGGCGCAAATGGTGGTAATATGCCACCGCCCCCACAGCAACCAATGGTTAATTAATGGATAAGACGTTCTATCGAAGCATCCTGTTAATGGTCAACAGCAAGGATACCTTTGAGATGCTACAGTCATACGCTGAAGTGCGTATAGCGGCTCTCAGAGAGCATCTAGAGACCGCCACGGACATTGATATGGTTAGGAAGCTACAAGGCAGCATACAGGAGCTTAAACGCATCCGGACGTTGCGTGAAGAGACTATTAAGGGAGCCGAGTAATGGGTCTTTTAGATTTCGTATTTGGTGGTAAACGTGCCGAAGCTAGTCAAGAGGACGATCTGGAGTTTCTAAGCGGTTTTGCAAGATCAGATAACGAGATTATTCCTAGGACAGATGAGGAACTAAAATCGCTAATAGACAGGCAAGGATTATTTGCCCCCACACGTACTTTTGGGGCTCGGCTAGACAATACTAAGCTTGATGATGCCGGATATCCTAGCGCGGTAGATTTCTTTGGTAGACCTATAAATTTTGAGGTTAATCCGGAATACAATTTTGACCAAGCAAGCCCTACAACAGATGATTTATTAGCAACAGCTGGTGACGCCTATGAGGGAGCTAAGCAAGGTGTAGCAAGTGCGGTAAAAGATCCTGTAGGCACCGCTGTGAATATGATGGAAGGCGTTACAGACTTTGGCAAGGATGTGCTTAGCGGTGATGCATCCATGTTCGATATAGGTAGCCTAGTATCAGGACTTCCTATAGCTACTAAAGCTTTAAATAGCGCTGGGATCATAGATCTACCTGATGCTGATGGCTCTACAACTGGCTTGTTCTTGCCGGTAAGTAAGATTGCCAAAGACATGAAAGGCCGTGTTGGAAAAGACGTAGAGGCCGAGGCGCAAGCCTTAAAAGATGGCGGAGCTTCGCGTGATGAAATATGGAACCAGCTAGGCGTTTGGCAAATAAACGATAAAGCTGAATGGCTTACTGAAATACCAGATGACCGCAGCGCTATAGCTGGTCTAGATAGGCCCGTTAATTTTGACTCCCTAGGGGAGACAACAAAGACAACTAAAGTGACTTCTTCCGGCACAAACCTAAAACAAAAGGAAGTTGCAAGATACGAAGCTCGGCAAGCGCTATTTGACGTACAAGATCGTTTAGACGCTGGGGAAATAGACCAGCAACAAGCGGAATGGGAAGCGCAGGACATACAAAACAAACTGGATAAAAAACTAGGTGAGCCGGAAAGCATTGTAGAAACTGTAACAGAAACAGTACCAGCTGGTGAACGGCCTAGCAATAAGCAACCTAAACTTACAAAAGGAAGACCCGGCGGATCCAAGTTAGATGAGGTTCTAGGACATGCTTACCTGTATGATTTTTTAGAGGATGCTCCCGAAGGTAAAAAGGTTGAAGCTGAGAATAAAGGTGATGTATATACGTTACCCACGGCCGAGGCTAATCGTAGAACAGCTGCGTCAGCTGGAGAAAAGGGCTATTACGGCGTTAATTATCCCGATAATATGATTAATAGGGTTAGCACCGAAGCCACAGACAAGTCTATGATAAGCAGTTTTTCTAANNCCGGATTTACTAACACAAGACCTTTTGGAAAGAAATTAAACACACACGATGGCGGACGTAACTTTAGAGATACCGAAATAATTAAGGCGTTTGAAAAAGGTGAAATCACTAAAGAACAAGCAGGATTAGACTTTATTTGGTCTACTATGTTGCACGAAACGCAGCACTTTGTAGATAATTTCTTTAATTCACAGTCCGGCACAGGCAGTAATCTTAAAGAGTCAAGGGCTGCAATAGCCCAAGCCAAATCCGATCAGAGAAAGTCTGAAAAAGAATTTGCACAGTTTGCAAAGTCTAAAAAGTTTAAAAATAAATTTTGGTCTAAGTTAAATGAAAAGCAGTTACGTTCTTTGCTTGGGGCGTATCAAGAATACTCCAAACAGATTATAAAGGCGCTACGGCTCGATCCTAATAACGACAAGGCCGCAGAAGCATACGACTATTATATAGCAGCTGTAAGCACCGATATCCCGTATTATACGGTTGAAGAATTTTTTGAAGCGGCCACGGGATATAAAAAATTAAACAGCGCATCAAATTTTAAAGAACCGGGACTACCTAAAGGTTTTATGGGGAGTGGAAAGAAAGATTATGACTTAATCCATCTTTCTGAACGCTATCGGGAAATGCTTAGAGATTCAGAAAACAAGTATTTAACTATTCTTAAAAATTACGAACAAAGAGAGCCGATTGAAAGTCAAGTAAAATATAATCAAGAGTTAGAAGTATACAAATACGAAATGGGTGAAATGAAAGCCCGTCTTGTACAGGCGCGTAGAAATATGACGCAAGAAGAACGTGAGAAAACCGCACCCTATAATATGATCGATGTAGATGAGAGCCTTACATATGGCGATGGGAAAAAACAGGGAATTATGTCAGCCGATCCAGATCCACCAGATGTAATTAAAGGCGGTAAACGAGAATATTCCGACAGGGATTTTGATCAGTTAAATTTAAGTGATAGAGAAGTAGAAATACTAGCAGACGCCGGTATGCAGTATGAAAAGTCTGTAGGAAAACCCGTAAATTTTGACGGGAATGCCAACCGTCCGCAGAGCCCCGACATAATTAAATTTCCAGAAGAACAGGGTGTAGAAGGACTTTTACAGCGCATGGGTCCATCAATAATGGAAGACATGTATACAGATGAAGTGATAAGTACGGCGATAGAAGACATATTTAATATTCCTGATCCGGATTATGTAAAAAGAAACTCCGGCTCGGGATATGAAATTCCAGATGACGCCAGAAGTACCTTTAATGCAGATGCGTTAGACGCTGTTGCAAGAGCCGGCTATTCCCCCGAATTGTTACAATGGGCTATAAATGAAAATAGCATTCGCAAAACTAAACAAAAGTATAGGGTTAAGTAATGGCTAAACGCGCAGTAGGCCTAAACGAGGCCCGAAAAGGTATCACCACCAAGGCAGGAATGGACATGGCTAAAAAGAACTTTCAACGCGACGATAAAAAAGCAGATCTTAACAAGGACGGTGAGCTTAGCAGTTACGAAAAAGCGCGTGGAGATGCAGTTCAAAAAGCCGTTGGTAATTATGCACATGGCGGTATGCCTTGCGACTCCGGAATGATGTCTGATCCAGATGGTACTATGGTACCACTAGGATCCAGTGCAGAAAATGTAGCTGATGATATTGATGCAAAACTAAGTCAGGGAGAATATGTGCTTCCAGCACACGTAGTAAAATGGCACGGATTAAAACACATCATGGACATGCAGACCGAGGCCGAGATGGGCCTTATGGGCATGGATATGGATGGTCTGCTAAAGAATACTGGCGAAGAAGATGAGCCGGAATCCGATAGCGAAAGCCCTGCGGACACCGAAGTTTCGTCCAAGGATAATACCAAACAAGAAGAAAAAGAAGTCATTGAAACACCCCAAGGCAACGAGATCGAGGTGGCTGGAGTAGATACTATAGAAACGACAATGGATGCCGAAGCGCCGGATGAGAGTGATGAAGATTACTACCCATCGAAGAGTCGGGATTACGGAATGATGAAAATAAAACCAATAAGCTTCATTCGCTAACTTAACGGGCTACCCGAGGAATCTTGGCCCCCAAAAAGAGAACACACATGGCTAAATACAGAGGCGCACATCTAGATAATCTGGATGATCAGGAAAAACAAGTAAATCAAGAAATATCTGAATCTATGATGGCACAGGCGGATAGAACCCCTGTCAGGGATCCTGAGGAAGAGACCTACCGCAAACGGTATGGCGATATACGAACACACCTCACCAATTTGACTGCTCAAAAAGACAATGAGATTGGGCAACTAAAACAGCAACTAGAACAAGCAACAAAAGCGCAAATACGGTTTCCTAAAACAGACGCCGAAATAGAGGCTTGGAGCGCTAAATATCCAGATGTAAGTAAGATAGTGGATACCATTGCGGCTAAACGGGCTAACGAGGCTATGGAAGCT